GATCAATGGTGTATGCCAATTCTCATGGCGATGTGACCCTAAGGCAATTGAGAAACAAAAGCGCTTGACAAGAGAGTCGAATTCGTTATATAATGAAATTCATGAACTCGCAACAAGAGTTTATATTAACCAAGATAGTATTGAAGATGTAACCAGAGGTGCATTATTCTATCACGCTGATTACGTTAAGCCAACATGGAACAATATGAAAACTACTCGAAAAATTGGAAGGCACATTTTTTATGTCAAGATATCTAGGACTAAACATGGATAATAAACTTAAAGCAAATAACATTGTTTATATCTGTGTAACAATCATTGTCTGTTTTGTTATTTTTTCTTTTACACATTACAAGATTAAAGACCGTGAATTGATGTCGCAGAATATTGAAAAGGCAATAACGAAAGACGTTGACCCTTTAGCTGTTCGTTGTTCTTATGCACCTAATGATGACATTATTTGTATAACACATTCATTTGCACCAACAGGTAAGAAATAATTAAGGAGATATTATGGCAGTACAACAGTTTAGTATTAATCAAATTTCAAATCCAGCAGACCGTGATAAACTGTTAGGAGTTTTAAAAGAGTGTTCTAATTCATTGGTACGTATGGAAGCGGAACGTGATCTAATCAAAGAAGCAGTAAAAGATATTTGTGATAAACTACAATTACCAAAACGTGTCGTGAACAAGATGGTAAAAGTATATCATAAACAAAATTTCGATGAAGAGGTTGCAGTACAGGATCAATTCATGGAATTATACAATGCGGTGGTCAAGTAATGGCAACTAAAGAAGAGTCCAATAAGTTTTCTAAAGAAATAGAGATACTGGTGGCTGAAACAGATTACACGTATCTGGAAGCTATCGTGGAACATTGCAAGAAAACTGGACTTGAAATTGAAGTTGCTGCTAACTTGATTAATTCATCATTAAAGAGTAAAATAGAGTTTCAAGCACAAAACTTAAACTTACTGAAAGAGAAATCTGCAAGACTACCTATATGACTGGTTATGAAGCCTATTGTTTATACACTAGTTTAAAGTTACATTTCACCCAAGAATCATACAACTATTTTAAGTACGGCGGGAAAACAAACGTATCGATTGAGTCTTTTGAAAATAGAAAAGACAAATATCATTACTATAAAATTTCTCGCCGGTATGAGAAGGATGAATATGTTAATTTTCTAGTTGCCAATTTTCTCATTGATTCTAATGTTTGGATCGGCAAACTATTAGAAGATGAGGCACACCAAAACTATCTAAGTCGGCAAAAGATTCAACAGAGTTTGATGTATTCTTTTGAGAATGATTGCCGTAATCTATTTGAAGAGGTAAAGAACCCTAACGACCTATTGACAAATACTGATAACTATCCTATACTGTTAAGTAAGGTCTTTCGTAAAGAGACTAATATTGAAACGTTGATTATTCTATCAGATATATTAGGTTTCTTACCGATGTGGTGTAAGAAAATAAATGACACTATACAATGGCCAAACTTTTACCATAAATTGACAAAGTATAAGTTATTTCTTAATTATGATAAGACAAAATATCAACAGAAGTTGAAGTCTATTCTGGTAATATAAATAGACTTAGGAGGAAGTAATATGAAATCTTTTAAAACTTTATTCAACGAGTCTAGTCTCGCACGGGTACATCAACACACTCAAGGTAGAAATATTGGTATGATTACTGCACATCGTGGTGAGAATACTGCTGAAGAGAACAAATCACGTAATAAAGAATTAGAAGGTCATATTCGCAAGGCTGGTTATGGTTTTGTTAAAGTAAAAGGTCGTTATGTTGAGAATCATGGAACTGAACAGGCTAGACCAGTCGATGAACATTCTTATTTGGTAGTTGGTAAGAAAGGTGATGATAAAGGTCATTTGAAAAACTTCCTGAAAAAGCATGGCGAGAAATATGGACAAGATTCTATATTACATAAGCCTCACGATTCAGAACATGCAACATTACATGGAACTAAAGAAGGTGGATTTCCAGGTAAAGACAAAGAACATTCTGTTGGTAAGTTTCATCCGAATAAAACACCAGAGTTTCATACTGCAATGAAAGGTAAGAGAACATTTGCATTTGAATCTGTGGAATTTTTAACTCCTGTTTCATTCTTTTCGAGGCAGGAATCTGAATTCTAGTTGACAACTAGAGTAAATTATATTATGATATTGTGGACAATCCGTTTATACATTTAATATAGGAAAATACGTATGACATCATTTGCAAATCTAAAACGCAATCGTGACAACATGGAAAAACTCACGAAAGCGCTCGAAACAACCACACAAAACTCCGAAGGCGGTAAAGACGATGATCGCTTTTGGCAGCCATCAGTAGATAAAGTAGGTAACGGTATGGCCGTTATCCGTTTTCTTCCAGAATCTCAAGTTGATGGTGATGATGCATTGCCATGGGTTCGTGTGTTCTCACATGGTTTCCAGGGACCTGGTGGTTGGTTCATCGATAATTGTTTAACTACAATCAATCAAAAATGTCCTGTTTGCGACCATAATTCTGGTCTGTGGAATTCAGGCATCGAAGCGAACAAAGAAATCGTTCGTAAACAAAAACGTAAATTAAATTATATTGCTAACGTTTATATCGTTTCTGATCCTTCAAATCCTGAAAATGAAGGCAAGGTTAAACTGTTTAAATTTGGTAAGAAGATTTTTGATAAACTTGACGAGGCGATGAATCCAGAATTCGCTGATGAATCTCCAATCAACCCATTCGATATGTGGGAAGGTGCAAACTTTAAATTGAAGATTCGTAAAGTTGAAGGCTATCGTAACTATGACAAATCTGAGTTTGATAAATCAGGTGCTTTATTTGATGATGATGCTAAGTTGGAAGCAATTTGGAAATCTGAACATTCGTTGAAAGAGTTCATTGATCCTAAGTTATTCAAATCTGCGGATAAACTAAAAGAACGACTTGATAAAGTTTTGGGTGGAGTAACACAAGAATCTGTACCCACATCTGTTGAACGTAAGTTCGCAGCTGCTGAGGTAGAGGCTACAATACCAAAAGCTAAATCAACTCCGAGTTTAGATGAAGATGACGAATTAGATTACTTCAAATCTTTAGCTGATAGTGAGTAAGATTAAAAGGAACCGAAAGGTTCCTTTTTTTTAGAAGTTGATACCTGAGAGTTTATAATTTGCTAGTTGTTCTTCACTGTATGCTTCAGCTACTCCGGATTCAGAAGAAGTATTGACAACAACATTGGTATCTTTTCCTAAGAATGCAGCAATCATTTCATCAAACTTCTTGACTAACGGATCGATAAAATTTTCTTTTGTACTGGTAGCAACATCAGATATCACATTTGTGTTACTATTATCAGCTGCGGTATTTTCCATTGTTGGAGCACCAAGCATTCTACCTTCTAAGTAATCTAGAGGATTTAATCTTCCAGATTTGTTAAATGGTTCTCCTCTATATACTTCAAAATGTAATTGTGGTTTCTTTGTAGCGTTTCCAGAATCACCCATTTCTCCTATTTTTTGGCCGTATGTTACTTCTGAACCGATAGGAACAATTGACTTACTTAAATGACCATAAACAGTTGAAAAGCCATCTTTACCTCTAATAACAATATACTTTCCAAGTCCATTAGGTTGTTCTCTTAATTCGACTTTTCCATCTTGCATAGCGTAAATAGGATCACCTATTTTGCCGAGATAATCTACACCACCATGTTCGTACTTGCCTAAATGATTATCTCTTCCAGCACCGTATGCTTGAGATCCTGTAGGTGTTTTAGAATTGCCTACAGGAGAAAAAATTCTTGTGGGATTCTTAGTGATAGGTGGATTTTCCGATTGTTCATTTCCTAAATTAGTATAAAATCTATCAAGTACATTTAAGTTTTGTAATGCATTTGGACCACCTTGATCTTTAATTTTACGAATCTCTAATACATTTTTCGCTCTTTCTAATTCTTTTAAATCATCATTCAAAAAACTAGAAAACGTGAAAGGATTTCCCATAAATTGAGTACGATAGTCCTTGCCTGTAATTTTTTCTAATAAGTCAAATTTATCTTTATTAACATCTAAAAATGGATTAATTTTAGAAAAATCTTTCCAATCAGTCTTCTCATTTTCTAACAACATATCTCTTATTATTCTCGAAGCTTCATCAGTTTTCGCTATACCAGCTTCTGCACTACCAAATTTTTTGATATTCTTTTTAGCTATATTACCTTCAACAAACTCGTCTTTCTTTGCTAGACCAGCACCAGCTAATCCTCCTAAGACTGCTCCTACAGCAGCACCAATACTAGTAAATGAAGCACCTATTACTGTACCTATAGCTGCACCTATAATACTATAAAGTTCTTTACGGTTGCTATCTAACCATATCATCAAATAACTCCTAACATCATGTGTTAATGCTTTCATTACATCCATTGTTGTGCTTATAGTTGCATTAACATAATTCATTACACTTCTATATGCATTTTTTAAAAATATTCCAGCGTCATCAGCTGCATCTGATAAAGTTTTTCCTGCTTTTTCTAGGTTGGTTGTAAAAAAAGTAGTATTAAAAGTATCATCAAGTTTCTTTGCTATGAAACTAAAAAATCCTTCACCATCTTGCATACCAAAAGACTTTTTCAATCCTTCTATTCCGAAAAATTCAGAAAGTCTGGTCAATATATCACTGAAAATATTTGAAAAATCTTCGCCTACTTTTTTAAATGGTATAGCTCGATATAATACGGAAACTAGATAACCTCCGGCAAGCAATAATAATGGAGATGTTCCCGCTAAACCAGAAAATATATTCAAGAAACTAGAACCTGCTGCACCCAAAACGCCGAATAAACCTGAAAGAATTCCTGATGTTACTGACAACATTCCGCCACCAACACTACTCAATGTTGATCCTGCTTTTTCAAAAAAACCTCCAGAAGATGATTTTGATGCTGATGGCGGTACGCTTGAAGTTTGATTAGATATACTTAAAGGTGCACCGGATTTTGTCTTCGGAGTTAACCCCTGTTTTTTCACCAACAATTGAATGTTTTGCCTCATGATACTCATTTCTTTGGCAATAACAGGTAAGAACATTGAGTTTTTAGCTGCAATACGCAGATTAGCATTAACTGAAGGTGAACTTAAAGAATCGTCCTTTTTGCCACTTTTAGAGCTCATGAAACTACCTAAAAATCCTTTTTTAGAGATACCTAACATATCTTTAATGGTATCATTGTAGGCCGCAGTTGCAGCATCAAAAGGATTTTTTCCTTTCTTCATCTGTTTATTGAATAGACTGGAGAATGTTGCCATGCTTATCTCTTTCTGTTATTTTTTTCTGCTTCTCGTTGTTGTTTTTCTTTTTCTAAGAAGTTTACGAGTAATGACATATATGTTTCTCTTTCCCAAGGTATCATATTCTCCAATTCAGTCAAACTATATTTGTGATGCTGCATTAATGCAAAGTTTGTCTGAAAGTAGTTTGATAAATTTTCATGAGAAAGAGCTATACGAAAAAACTCTGTACTCCTTCAATTGTGACCTTATCTTCATGTCCACATTTTGAACATTTAAACTCTAAGTCTTTTTTCACTTTAGGCATTGTATCAAAAAACTCTTTAATTAACTCTAAATGTTTTTGTTGTAGGTTATCTAAAAACTCTACCAACTCTTCTTTAGGCACATCTTTACTATGATAAATCTGATCTTTATCAAAAATAAAATCTACACAATGTAATAGTAATTCAAAGACCATTTCATTTTCATCTGTAGATTCTAATTTTCTCATTGTCTCAAATGTAGGATATTTTAATACCATACCCATATTTTCAGAAATCATTATTTTGTTGGTATGATTCGAACCAAATTCTGGTTTAATATCTAAAACATTCAATTCATAATCTACATGACCTGAACAAGTTTTCTTTTCACCTTCACTATCAGTAATCTCATTATTACACTTGTACCGAACGTTTACGATTTCGTTTACCGATCTAGCACGCAGATTTAAGAAAAGAAATTCTAAATCAAATACGGGTAACGTATCGATATCAACTTCACTTAAAACACAATTTCTTAAAATCTGTTTAATAGCATCAATCGTTTCTTTGACTTCAGTTCCTTGTGAAGCCATCAACAATAACTTTTGCTCTTTGACTAAGAACGGTCTAAACTTTACAGTCTTTTTATTAGAAGGCAATATTGCTTCATATACGGGCACATCAATTTTTGGTAACATAGTATCTCCAGTTTAAAAAATATTTGCTATTGCGCTCTCCAATTGGCTACCTGCAAAAACACGGAATACTGTACCAATGTCATACTCACCTGCATATATTGGTCTATATCTTTGATATGAGAATGTTACAGATAAACGATGAAAACCGTCATCAGCCCAACTCAGTGATTGTGCAGCAATAGCTGTAGGAAATGCATCAATTAATTCTACGGCATAAACTTGTTTAATATAATCATCATATTGAATAACTTTTATATTTGTTGTATATCTAGTATCCTCATCACGAGGGAAACGTAAGTTGTTTGTATCTGGTGGCATGATTGCTTCCATCCAACGATCAAACAATTTACGTTCATAGAAATCGTTAGTACATAAAAAACCTAATGTTGATTCTGTATAGTTTGTTTGATATGGAACTTTATATGTGGGACCATATATCTTGACATCACTTGTAACAAAAGATTTAGCAGGTAATTCAGCTGTATCACATTGTAAACCAAGATAACGTGAAATAGCAGGATCACTGTAATTTTTAGCATCTGAATTTCCATTAAACGTATTTGTTAGAGTCTCAGCAACAGAAGTTACAACAGCTCCTGGAATATTTAAGATTGAATCGAATACGCTGGCTTCGACAAAGTTACCAATGTATTTTGGAATTGGTAATATCACCATGAAACGGTTAGGTCTGGCTAAACCACCTTTTCCTTTTACATGTGATAAGAATAAACCTGGTGCGAATGACATTAGAATTTTTTCCTTGATTCGTTGAATACGTGTTCTTTTGATTTTTTCTCAAAACTCTCTACAGGCAATATAGCAGCTATGTCCCACTCATTCGCATTAATCTCTAAGAATCGGGATTTTACATGACTATACAAATATCTTTTTATACATGGTGTTGCTTCAAATATACTTGATGCCGATTTAAGAGTTTGATAACTCAAACGCAATCTAGTAGTTTCATCGTACATTTTATTATTGGTATATGCACTTAACTTATCCAATAATATAAATCTTACCTTAGGTTCAACGTAATGTAAATTCAACCCCAGAAAACCATCACCGTATCTCTCGATGGGTATAACTAGTGGAAATTTATCATAATACTTTAATTGATCTTTGGTCTTCGGGTCATAATAGTAAAAATACATTCTACCTATTATACTCTGGCTTCTAAGTCTCTCACGATCACTCATCAACGCACTAGGAGTCGCTTTGAGACTGTTTACCTTTGCTTTTAACCATGTACGTGCATCTCTCGAACCGTTGATGTATCCAAGTCTGGAGAGTCTTTTATTTACGTTGTCTATTATAGTTGCCATGATCTATTTATCTCAACTCCATTATTTACCTGCTTTTTTCGTACTTCGGAGCATAGATATTGGTGTCCGGTTTGAAATTAAATACCTAAATCCTTTTCCGTTATTACTTTAAACTTCCAACCTTTATCTATGCAGTATTCGTTAGCGTATTTCCACTTAGCTTGATTTACCGCATACGTCATGGATTCTTTAATAAACTTCTGAGTTTTCTTTCTTTGTGTGGGCATTCTGGTCTGAACTTCTGGTTTTACCTCAAGTACATATGTGGTAATCTTGTTATTTTTATCTCTTACCTTAATAATAAAATCTGGAAAGTACCGATGAACTCTACCGTCAACGGGATTTAGATAAGGAATGACCAACTCTTCAGAAGCAAAGTAAACGATGTCTGGATGGTCGTCCAACCACTTTAGGACTAGTAACTCCCATGAGCTTCTGTAGATCACATTGTCAGGATCACCAGCATACTTTTGCCTGTTTTTTACTTTATATCTTCCCTGTTTATAATGTGCCATTTGCGGTAATTTAGAAATTTGTAGTATAAATAAAGGTATTCAACCTAGGATTATGTATGCCAATTTTCAATCTTTTAGATGTTTCCGTTCAGGACAGTAAACGAAACCTGGAGGTAGCATCATCTTCAAATTATGTTGGTGATTATAGTACAACATCTAAGAGATATCCTATCGATGTTGGTACAAGTTCTGATAAAGGACATTATATGGTTTTTCATATCAATGTTCAGAAAAAAACAACATACGATAGATATTCATTTTCTAATGATGAACCTACTATTTTTGCATCAAGATCAAGAGCCGCTGCAAGGTTTGGAACAGATGTAAATATAGGTTCTTCAGCTGGAGCTGTAAGTAATTTTGGCATCAAAGCCGCAGAAACCGCAGGCAGTGCTATCAAAAATTTTTTATCAAAAAAAGTTACTAATGCTACATCTTTAGCTGATAAACAAAGAGAACTGGCAGGCGGAGCAATTAATCTTGCATCAGAAGCTGCCCGAGGTGCTGGTGATGTTGTAAAAGAATCAAATTCAAATTTAAATAATGCTGGTTTCATGAGAACCATCAGAAGAACAAAAGATACTATCGCATTGTATATGCCAGACACCTTAGCATTTACACAAACACAAAAATATAATGGTATTGAATTTGGAGGTGGTACTCTTGCTGCAGCTGCAGCCGGTGTTTCGGCATTGAGTAGATTCAAAGGTATGGCTCCTGATAAAATTGCTTATGAACTTGGTAAAAATGCAACTCCTTTTTTGGCAGCAGCATTAAAAGACCCGCAATTAAAAGCATTAGCGACAGGTGCATTTGGTACAGTTATTAATCCTCAATTAGAAATGGTTTACACTTCACCTGAGTTTAGAGGTTTTAGTTTTGAATTTATGTTTTATCCAAGATCACAAAGAGAAGCTCAAGAAGTGCATGAAATTATTCGATTGTTTAAATTTCACCAAGCACCAGAAGTTCTCTCATCCAAATTTGCAGGTGGTGTTGGTGGTTTCTTTTTAGTACCACCTTCTGAATTTGATATACAATTCTATTACAATGGTAGAGAAAATCCGAACATACCTAGAATATCTACTTGTGCATTAACTAACATGTCTGTAGATTATTCACCAAATGGATTTGCTACATATGAAACATTGTCATCAAAACCTACCGTAGGCGGAACAGGTACACCAGTAGCTATGAGATTAAATTTACAATTTCAAGAACTCGAAATTCTCACTAAGTCTAATTTTGAATCCTCTGCGGATCAAAAGAAACAAAATAATGAAACAAATCCTAGACAGTAAATAAAAATGGCAAAATTTTACAGATACTATCCTAAGACTGATTATTATATTGATGAAGAATCTACTTCGGTCGATACTTTAACCAATCTAACAACCTTTTTTAGTTTCGAAAAAGATTTTAAAAATAATTCAGTGGTGTTTGATACGTATTCAGTGCAAGAGAGTGAAACACCTGAAATATTAGCACATAAGTTTTATGGTTCATCCGAAAAACATTGGATTATTTTATTGATGAACGATATAGTTAATCCATTATTAGATTGGCCTTTACCTTCTACTAGTTTGGAAAAGTACATTGATGTTAAGTATCGTGCAGCTTCTTATGCCAACAATTCAAACGTGGGTGCAGGTACAACTTGGGCAAGAACTAATACTTACGGTTATTTTGTAACTGAGTCAAAGAGAAACTCTAACAATGAAGTGGTAGATTCAGTCACATATCAAGTGAATGCTGCAACTTATGCTAATACATCAACGAATACATCAACATATACATTACAGAGTGGTGATAGATATACATTTTTAGTAAGTAAGGAAACTAAAACTTATTATCAATATGAAGATGAGTTGAACGAATCAAAACGAGATATTAAAATATTGAAGCCTGATTTTGTTGGTGCGGTAGACCAAGAATTTCGTAATATAATGACATGAGCGAAACTACAATAACACAACCTTCGCAGTTTGTTATAGAAGAACTTTCTATAATAACTAAAAAAGATCAAATACTTGATATTACGGCAATGTATGTTGAGATAGATATTTTTGATAGCATCTATTCACCTTGCATTATGGGTAGCATTCTCATACAAGATTCGGTTAACTTATCCGAAAAATTGTTATTTGATGGTTCTGAAGTATTGAGAATGAAGATTAGTAAATCGGAGAATTTTGTATCGATAGAAAAATCATTCAGGATCTATAAACAAAGTGAACGTAAGAATATGTCACAAACAAGTGAAAGTTATATTCTATACTTCTGTTCAGAAGAATTAGTCTTATCTGAACAAATGAAACTATCACAATCATATACTACAACATACTCTGATGCTGCATTTAAAATAATGTCTCAGTATTTGGGAATAACGACAAATAATTTAGGAGCTTTTAAAGATTCTCAAGGCATTAGAAAAATATCTATACCGACTTTGACACCATTAGAAGCTATACGGTGGTGTGCATCTAAATCCTTAGATGAAAATCTTTCTCCGTGTTTTTTGTTTTTTGAAAATCGAGAGGGATATAATTTTACATCATTAAATCAAATTTATAGTAGACCGAATGTTGTTAATGTTAATCTTACAGTAAAAAATTTAAGCAACTCAACTCAATTTGAACATTTGCGTGGCGTTAAACATTTTGAAGTTAAAAACCAAAATAACTTTTTAGACAATGTTAGAAAAGGCGTATATGCTGGTACATTTATTGGGTTTGATCCATTAACAAAAACCATAACTGTAGAAAATTTAAATTATGCTGACCATTACAATACTATTCCTAATCATCTTAATAAGAGTCCTTTACTAACAGAAATAGAGAATCGTGCAGGTTTAAAAAATACAGAAATGTTTAATTCCAAGATTGTAATTCACCCATTTCAAACATCAAGGCGAGATAGTGATTTTGTTAAAACCGGTGATAGAGAGTCAATTACATTTTTAGAAATGACCGAAAAGATTAAGTTTCAAAGATCCGCAATATTTGATTCTTTGAATACAAGACAAATAAAAATGGTATTAAATGGTGATTTTGATATAACATGTGGTAGAAGTATTGGTGTATTTGTTCCCACTAGAGGTTATAAATCAGAAGATGAGGATGTTCATGATAAATCTTTAACTGGAAACTATTTAATAACTGCAACTAGGCATATAATTAAAGCAAAAAACAATATGCATGAAGTGGTAGTTGAAGCTGTTACAGATTCAACAAATTCTACAGTAAATAAAAATGCGTATTACGCTAGTTCGCCTTTGCAAACTATATCAGGTTAAAACATGACTTATTACGATAGAAATCTTAATACTGTTTGGTACGGTGTTGTTGAAGATAATAAAGACCCTACACTTCAAGGAAGAGTTAGGGTTCGTAGATTAGACCAGACATACAATCGACAAGCACTTCCTACAGCCGCTTTGCCGTGGTCTGTTAATAGTACTGCTTTTGAAAATTGTTCATTACAATTAAATGATTTTGTTTATGGTAGTTATCTTGATAACACAGGTACTTTAAACGTACAAGGTAAATATACAGGTGAAATGTCTTTACCTGCTGGTGACACACCAATCAATGCTGTTAATAATTACTACAAAAAAATTTGGCAGCACTATCCAATTGCTATGGAGGAGTTGTATAAAACTGGTGTTCCTAGAGATTTAAACTGGTTGAAACTTAGAGAAGATTTGCATAGAAATCCTGTAGGATTAAGTCTCTTTGAAAAAGAACTTAGAAAAGTTTACGAAGAATATTATTTTCCTGACGATAAGAAAAAATCGAGATATGATTATATCAAAAATTTTTTAAATAATTATTCTTCTTATAAATTTAATGACATTCAAATAAAAATATTATTATCGAGAAATGAAAATGATGGTTGGGGTGTAACTCTTTCTATAGCTGACGCACTTATAGAACCAATGGCACCTTACGGAACAATTATTAGTGCATCTCAATTTCATGGTTGTGGAGCTATTTCACCATTAGCATCACGAGCCAAAAGTACGTCTGGCTCTGACCTAAATAGAGGTAACGGAATTCCAAATAACAATTCTTGTTATGTGGGTTCAACAATTGAACAGGCTGATAAAAATAGAGTGCATGTTTGTAGTATATCACAATCAACAAAACAAGCAATCTATGAATTTGTTTTATTAGTTCGACAAGCTATTTCAGCAATACGTGAGAAATTAGAAGCATATTTTGCTAGTGAATCTACCTCACCATTAATACAAACAATTAGAAATAAGATAAGAAAATTTGCTAGTGAATTAAAACGAATATTGAAGTTTGTAAAAGTAATTAAAAAGTTAATTACAGCGATACAAGAATTGATTAAACTTGCCGCAGAACTTTTAAAATGGTTATTATCATTACCAGCAATCATAGCTTCTATTGTTGCTCAGTGTGCAGCTGAATTAATTTCAGAATTGAAATCAGCTATTGCTGGTGGTATTGTAAGTGGTGTTGTAAGTGACACGCAACCTCCAACAATTATAGATAGATTCTCCGATTCATTTCAAAACGTTCAAAACCAATTTGAAATTACAGCAAATGCAACACAAGATTTTTTTAATAATATTTCTTCACCAGAAGCAGAAAAAACTATAATTGATGCTAGCCAACAAACTAAAGAATATGTAATGTAACTATGACGATTAATACTAACACATATCTTGATAATAGACCTGAAGGTATTGAAACTTGGATTGAACCGGAATCTCAATTAAAATATTCTAAGCATCCTCATAACAAGGTTATAGCTCAAACACCTTCAGGAAGTTCATTTCATATGGACTCAACACCTGAATATGAACATCACCGAATACAACATCGTTCAGGTTCTTATACTGAAGTTCAAAATGACGGCACTGAAGTGCATAAAATTGTTGGTGATGGTTATGAAATTATCACTAGAAATAAAAATGTATTAATTAAAGGTTACTGTAATATTACCATTGAGGGTAATTGTACAATGCATGTTAAAGGTGATTATGTTCAACGTATTGATGGAGATTTTTTCCAAGAAGTTCGAGGAGATTCTACTACATATGTTGCTGGTGATTGTTCGATAAATTCTCAAGGCGATATGGATTTATCTGTTGGTGGGTTATTGAGTGATATTACTTTGTCATCTTCTGAAGGAGTACAAATACAAGGTAATTTAGATGTTACTGGTGCAATTGCTTCAAAGAGTGGAATACATGCTGAATTAAATATAACTACATCACAATTCTTAACAGCTACAATGGGTATAGGTACAATGGGTGGACTTAGTGTTGGTAAAATACAATCTAGTCCAGCAGAAACTCCAATGGGTGTTATTAAAGCAACTGTTTCATTGAATGTTCCTCTCGTCAATTCAACTACAATTAATAATCTTGGAGTTGTAAATAGTGCTGATGTTGAAGCTTCGTATGTTGTTGGTGGTATGGTATGTGATGGTGTTGGTTCTTTAGCTTCATTGAGAACTCAATATAATACGCATGTACATGGAAATGGCAATGATGGTTTTAATACAACTGGCACGACAGCACCTGCTTAATGGAAAATAATTATGACCGTATCTAGTAGAGTAGCTTTTAATTTCGACACTGATAAATTTGGTGATATAATTACCATTAGTGAATCGAACAGAAATTATTTAAATCTAAGACCAACTAAAGTGGAAACTTGGCAAAAAGATGATCTTGCCAATAATGCAGTAAGTAGAGATGATTATTTCTTTAATCCTGTAGGTGCAAATGTATCTTCATTGAGTACCAATGTAACTTCTATTATTGCAATCGTTAACAATGACCGCAGTAACGTTTTTCCTACAATACCTACCGAAGTGGCAGGATTGTCTGCTGCTGCAAATGGATTATTCAATGAAATAACTTGTTTTACTGAACATACAAACAGAATGTCTGGTGTAACTGGTCCCACAACAATAAGTAACGTTTTTTATCCAGATCAATCTTTGGTATTATCAACAACTTCAGCAGCATTCGATATTGTTGCTGGTTCTGAAGATGTTACTGATAAATCTATAGTTATGGGTGCTTTTACCAGTTTATTTGTAAATGATGAGATATCATCAAATGCCAGAATATTAGGTTCTGATTATGCAAATATTGTTTCTTCGATTGTAGGTGTCGTAAGTACTATGAATGCAGGTGATATTACTGCAATTAATGTACACATTAATACTGCAAATACTCTATTAAATCAAAGAAGAACGGCTGATTACAATCATTATTTGAATTGTAAGAGTTTGCAAACTGATTATTCTTTCTTAAATGGTATAAAAAATACCATTTCGGCAGGTCAAAGTTTAATGGTTAATTTGACAGGAACTCAAAAATTAAAGGATATTCTGGCAAATACCTGAATAAATAACACATGGCACTCGTAACTACCCAAATACCGCAGAGATATAAAGACTTGGATTTGAGCTTTACTGCTCATCCAATCAAAAAGGACGTCAACACGTTTGTCGATGATACTGCTATTATCAATTCGATTAAGAACTTAATATTGACAAACCACTACGAAAGACCTTTCAATCCAGACCTAGGTTCAAATGTTCGTAAGTTGTTATTTGAAAATATAGATGCCGTGACTGCAATTATGATAGAACGTGAGATAACTCAAACTATCGCAAACTTTGAACCTAGAGTAAACGTAATTGGAACGACTGTAATACCAGACTATACAAATAATGGTTTTACCGTACAATTATATTTCAGTATAATCAACCGAACAGAGCCAATAACAATTAATTTCTTCCTAGAACGAGCACGATAATGGCAAACAGATTAAAAGTAACGGAACTTGATTTTGACCAGATTAAGAACAACTTAAAAAACTTTCTAAAACAACAAAGTGAATTTACAGATTACGATTTTGAAGGTGCTGGTCTAAATGTTCTTTTAGATATCTTAGCATATAATACACACTACAATGCGTATTATTTAAACATGATTGCTAATGAATCTTTCATGCACACCGCATTATTGAGAAATTCAGTTGTTGCTCATGCTAAAAAGTTAGGTTATACTCCAAGATCAGTTGCAGCTGCAAAAGCAAACATTAATTTTACAGTGGTTACTTCATCATCTACACCTGAGTCTCTTACATTACCTAGAGGTTATAAGTTTATTTCGAATGCCATCGATGGTGTTCCTTATACGTTTGTTACATTGGAAGATGTAGTTGTACAAAAGACAGCAAACAATTTTGTATTTGGTAACTTAGATATTTACGAAGGACAATTAGTAACTTATGGGTTTACTCACAGCGAATCAAGTAATCCTAAACAATCATTTAACTTACCCGATGCAAACATTGATACTTCTACATTAACTGTAGTTGTACGTCAATCCGTTTCAAATACACAATCGTCAATCTATAATTTAGCTACGGATATTTTATCAGTAACATCCACATCTGAAGTTTATTACTTACAAGAAAGTCAAAATCAAACCTACGACATTTATTTTGGTGACGATATCTTAGGTAAAAAATTACCTGATGGTGCCGTTGTAACTGTAAACTATCTAAAAACAAGTGGCCAAAATGCAAACAAATCCTCAGACTTTGTTGCAACTCAAGCATTAAATTCATATTCAAACTTTAATATCGTTGTTAATTCTGCCGCATCTGGTGGTAAAGAACGTGAAACTGTTGATGAGATTAAATTTGCCGCACCATTACAATTTACTTCACAGAATCGTGCAGTAACAAAGAATGATTACATTAAATTAATACAACAAAAATACCCATACTTTGATGCCGTAAATATTTGGGGTGGTGAAGAAAATGAACCGCCAGTTTATGGCAAAGTATTCATCTCAGCAAAACCTGCGAATGGGTTTGAACTAACAATAACTGAAAAAGAACATATTGTTGAGAATGTACTTAAGCCAATCAGTATTTTAACTGTTCGTCCTGAAATCATCGATGTAGATTATAATTTTATTAAAGTATATTCTACTATTTACTATGATCCAACAAAAACATTATTAAACTTAAATGTTTTAGAGGATACGGTAAGAACAAAGATACAAAACTTCTGTACATCTAACCTAAATAAATTCAATTCATTGTTTAAATCTTCTGGATTGAGAACATCAATTGACGCTTCAGATAATTCTATTCTTTCTAATGAAATAGAAATATTTTTATCAAAAAGATTTAATCCAACATTGAATGCTACTAATGATTACATATTAGATTTTGGTGTAGAATTATCAAGAGGTACAACACTAGATAACTTCTACTCATCACCTAACTTTACGATGATGGATGAAAATGGTGTTCAAAGATCATGTTTCTTTGAAGAAGTTCCATCATCATTTACTGGTGTTGAATCGATTACTATATTAAATCCAGGTATTAATTATACCTCAACACCTACGGTTGAAATTGTTGGTGATGGTACAGGTGCTACTGCTACAGCAGTGATTGTAAACTCAAAATTGCAATCAATTAAAGTTAATACCCCTGGTATTGGTTATACCACAGCAATTGTTAGAATTACTGGAGGTGGTGGTATTTTAGGAGAAGCTAAGGCTGTATTGGAGAATAGATATGGTCAAATTAGAATTTCTTATTTTAAACCAGATGAAGTTACTAATCAAAGTATAAAAAATGTTTTATTACCTTTAGCAAATGGTGGCGTTGTCGGTTCTATAGATTATCTATTAGGTAAAATAACCATAAATGACTTTGCTCCTTTAGGCATAGATAATGCATTAGGTATAATGACTATTAACGTTAGACCTAAGTCGTCAGTATTTTATTCACAGAAAAATAAAATGTTGGCTTTTGACATAGAAGACCCGACAAGTGCAGTTGTTACATTAAAAGCTATAAAGTAAATGTCTATCAATTATCTATCACCTCTAGTAGAAAAACAATTACCTGGATTTGTCCGTGAGGAGAATCCAAACTTCGTCACATTCTTGGAAAAATATTATGAGTGGATGGAGACTAGTGGTAAACCAATATACGAAAATTATAATTTACTAAACGCTAAAGATATTGATTTAGCTAATGATTATTTTATAAAGCAAATTAAAGAAGAATTATTACCTTCTTTTCCAGAAGAGATTCTATTAGACGATGTTAAGTTTCTAAAAACAATCAATCAATTCTACAGATCAAAAGGTACACCAGATTCTATTAAGTTTTTGTTTAAAGTCCTTTATAATGAAAACATAGACATTTATTTTCCTTCTAATGACATTCTAAAATTATCTGATGGTAAATGGGTATTGCCATTAGCTTTACGTGTTGAAACTGCCGATCCTAATGTATTCAACTTAGTAAAAACTCAAGTGCGTGGTACAACTTCAGATGCTACGGCTATAATTGAGAAAGTAGTGAGCTCTGTAGATAGAGCATTGGGTATTCAATACATCGAATTATTTGTTTCTAATATTAATCGTTTATTCGCAACTGGTGAAACATTAACTGCATCTTATTTTGATGGTGAAGATACTATCACTGTTAATTCAAAACTTATTGGATCTCTATCTGAAATTCAAATTGATCCTAAGAATCGTGGATTGTTTTATAAAGATAATGATCCACGTGGATTGTTTTATTATCCAGAAGATATTGAAATACAATACAGCGGTGATCCTATAACTTTTGTTGGTGGTTTAAATGAAGAAGTAGGATCTAAAGCTCAATCTGCTGAAGCTGTTGTAGGTGAAGTTCTAAAAGGACAAATTAACGAGATCATCACCGTAGATGGTGGTTTTGGTTTCCGTAGATCGATATTCCCCAATACATCTATCATCGATTTTAAAGGTGGATTTGCTTCTGGTAGATTGGGTCAAGAATCTAAAGCCGAAATTATTCTGGTTGATGAGAAGAATTATCGTACACTCAATGTAAGTAATATTGAGATACAATCAATCTTTTCTAATACGATCAACTCAATTGATAACGTTGCTAATAACAAAACTATCAATCAGCTTACTACAAAACAATCTTTAAACTTATATTCAATCGCATTCTTATCTGCGGTTTCTTCTGGTGGTGGATATAGTTCTAGACCAGATATTGAAACGTATAGTCTATATAATGAATCTATAGATGATGAATTAGTTATATCTTCTGCATTTGTTACTCGCAAAACTAACATCATACGTGACAGCACACAAGATTTAACTCAATCTTTGGAAAAAGGCGATTTAATTCGTTTGTTTGTTAAGAATAGATTCGAACAAGTAGAGACTGTACAAGAAGTAACATCCAATACATTGACGATTGGTAGTTCATTCGAAACCAACATCAATAATCTTCAAGTTTATAAAGTACATAGAAGAAACTTAACTCAATTAGGTTCTTTAGGTAGAATCCGAGTTGTTAACGGTGGTAGTAACTATAACGTTGGCGACTTTTTAATATTCACTTCAAATGGTCGAGGTTATGGTGCAAATGCACAAGTAACCCAAGTGTTTGCTGGTAATAACGGTATTAAAGCTGCCGAATTTAACGAATCTTCTGCCTATGTTAGGGGTGGTGAAGGTTATACACTTGCAGACTTACCAACAATAACTATCAATAGTACAACAGGTTCAAATGCTCGATTAGTTATACCCGAGATATTAGGTGATGGCGAGAAAGTAGAATTATCTACAAGTAGAATTGGTGCAGTCTCGAAGATTAAAGTTATTAGTTATGGTTACGATTACACTTCAGCACCTATAGTATCTTTAAGAAATGCAGATTTATATCTCAGTAATGTAACTCAAGGTCTTTTGTTTACATCTAATTCAAGAGTATATCAAGGCACATCAAATACGAATACAACATTCGAAGCTTATTTCGATAAGTATGTTACAGGTAATTCACATGT